GGACACTCTGCCAATGGAGCGTCAGTCTTAGGAGGTGCTGGTGTAGCAGGAGTCTCTGGTGGTTTTGCTTCTGGTGCTTTATATGGTGGAGGTGGCGGAGATGTTGTTGTTATCTCTAATCTGCGTGGATCGTAATCAACTGGATTGAAACTGGGTGTTCCTGCATCACAAAATACTTGGACACCATCCTTATCATCATCCTTTAGTGTTTGATTCTCACCACTATCTCTATGCGACTCAACACATCCAGGTATATTAACAATAGGAATACCCACCTGTGAAGTCACGGGTGGGTAAATTGGAACTGCCTGTGGAGGATTAACCATCCAATCAGGCATTACATTTATATTCACATCACGAATATCAGTAATACGAATATTATTATTCGGAATAAAGATATTGGGTATCTCCATCAATCTTTCCAACCACCTTTCAATACCCATTCATCGTGATATTGATTTTTCCAGGAACTACTAATTCCATATGAGGGTTGGATAACCTGTTCAATATATCTTCTATTTTCTTTTGCAAGATTAAGACTCAGAGTTTCTAAACTCTTTACCCTACCATCAACTTGGGATGCCCACCACACAGCACCAGCACCCTGAACGAGTAGGAATGATACAATCGCAAAAGGAATCTTCAAGTCTTTCATTAGTCTTTAAAATATTTTTCAATAACTTCTAGACGTTCTTCTTCCTTAGCAATCAAATCAATCTGATCTTGAATAGCACCCAAGACATCTGGATGCTCACCAATACCAACCGGATTAACAAGATAAACTTCAATGTTCATCTTTGCTTTCTTGATGTTTCCAATGGCAAGTGCCTTGAGAGCTTCTAAAATTTCTCTTCTCATTTTTAATCCTCAATCAACTAATGTACCGTGTGCTCTACGAATCTCACGAAGTGCTTCCAAGTTCATATCCTTGGTGCCACCATCATATGCGTGAGCATAACCTTCCTCGATCATTTGCTCGTTAAGGGACACATTGTCGTCCCCAATGTAAAGCCAACCCAGAAGACGCCCATATTTCCCAGTGCCACCAACAAGTTCAGTCCTAACAGACAACTCATCATCACCAGCCAGAGTGCCTTCGAGTTTCTCTTTGAGCCAGTTGGTTGCTTCGATTCCAAGTGCTTTCTCCTCTAGGTTTCTCGTCCTTTTCTCTGGCGTATCAACTCCTGCAACTCTAACTCTTTCTTTCTTGTATAGATCAAACCCCAGATCAATGGTGACATCGATAGTATCACCATCAAGAACACGATTGATCTCCGTCACTCGGAAGTTGTAACAACTTTTCCTGCTTGGTGGCACCAGTGCTCCCATGTTCTTCTCTCTCATCTATTCCTAATATGTATATGACGACATAAACTGTCATAGCAAGAGCAAGGATTACCATAATAATCACTGACCATACAGGATCACCTGGAATATCAAGAGGTTTAAGTATGAGATTCATTATTAAAAGGGGCCCAGTGTTGCCACCCATACTTGTGAACATAATGCATACCAATAATAGGTACAACAACTAATGCAAGACTTAGTGAACCAATCCCAAAAGGATTGTTGAGTGTGACAGCAGCAAAGTGTGCTGCTTTATGTGCGATGTGAGTCATACGTATCCTCCCCAGATTTTCCAAAGATCTCTAAAGTAAAAATCAACTGAAGTTAAAGTTCCTGTGGGAATAGGTTCTTCTTCAGTGTTAGACCATTTCTTACAAAATTTAAAAATTTCCTTACTACTAGTAACGTGATTCACCCCATACATTCTAGCGAATGCACTCATAGCAAAATCATAACGTCCTTTAATGTGCGGTTCCATTTCCATCATACTTATTACTTTCGTAGTAAAAATTTTCGCCCTTATAAAGTCCAAAGGTTATAGTAAGAAGCGCAAATGGAATTGATATCCACAGCAAGACAATACTTAACATTTAACGTTACCTGGTGATAAGGATTGGAAAATTTTGGAGCAAGAATCAATAGCATAAGGTGCTCCATACACACCAGAGAAGATATAAGATATGCCCAGTTTGATACAATACCTTTCGAGTTCCTGACATTTTGTTATGTCACTGGTGCTATGATCAATAATGATATCACCCTCCTCAAGTAAAGGTAGCAATTCATCAAGTATGTCTTCTGCCTTTTGCTCTGGGAGTGTAATCTGAAAGATACCAGGAATTTTTCCTGCACTAGTAAATTTCTTATTATCAGTTTTAACTGCTCGGACAAGATACTCCAGTGAAGTTACGCATCCACTAAGATATCCTGCTTCATATTGTCCACAGGCATTCTCATAGTTAGTGCTACTATAACCCCAAACTTCAATTCCCTTTTCAATCATACGGCGGGACATTCCTTCACCAGTACGACCTAGACCAATCAGTCCGACTTTCATTTAATTCTTCCTTCTAATGCAGCAAGTGTATCAAGAGGAATCCATGCTGGATTCTCATCTTTAAATTGTACTTGAACTTCAACGATTGTTTTCTCAAGATATCTTGAGTAAGTTTTTCTTGTATTTTTTACACAAGAAATAATATTTTGTGTCATCGAATAGGCCATGTTAAATTCATTGTAACCGATAATAATATAATAAAAGCAAATACAAATAACGTACTCATTATTCTACATGCAAATGCCCAATCATGCCAGCCCCCTGATGAGGACCACAGAAGAAATCATAGTCTCCTGCATCAGCAAATTTAATATCTTGAGACTCTCCAGGAGTAAACATTAATGATTCTCTAGAAAGATCTACTCTACCTTCCACAATAATGTTATGTGGGGGCAACATTCCATTTATGAAATGAACTGTTTCACCAGCAGTAATACTAATATTATCTGGATCGAATACAAGATTTCCATTGGAACCCATTGTTATTTCTACAGCGTATGCAATTCCAGGTAAAAATATGATCATCGCTGCAAGTGTGGCAACGATTACTGCGCTAATAAACTTCATTATAAATCATACAACTACACTATCTATTATAGGTAAGATTTCTTAGAATGGTGTATGTTTTGACTTGATGACTAAGTTAGGATTAGCAATCATTAAGCATAGAACCAACTGTAGATCCAGCAGCAGAACCTACTCTACCACCCAAAAGTGATACCCAACCAGCTGCTAACCATCCAACATATGGAATACCAATCACAGCAGGAACACCAACACCAGCAGCAATACTACTTCCTGCCATTGCACCTTGACTCCGTGCTCCAGCGTCCGCCACGATACACTCTATGTCTTTTGCAGACTTTCCCTCGCCATCTAATGTGGCACCTCCTAGATTTCTAGTGCCATCCATAGTGTATTGGTCTCTGCGCCACTCACGACGACTTTCATTACCACCACCAAACAATCCTCTCTTTTCTTTATCCAATGATAGAGATTTTTGGGACTCAAGAACAGCAGGATCGTTTGCTCTATATTCTATACTATAACCTTCTTTACCTGACTCAATTTTATAAGAGGAATAATCTCCTCCAGGAAAATTAATAATCGGAGCTTCAGGTACTCTTGTGGCATTGATTATATGCCCCAGAACACCGATGTGTGCTACGGCAACAACACCGCCAACTCCTAATGCAGTCCATTTAAAGAAGTTCATAAGATTACACGGTAGGTTTTACAGGTGGTTCACTATCCTTTGTAGTAAACTGAATTGGTGCTTGTTCGATACGAATAGTTTGAGCAGGTGCAGTTTGTGCTGCAGCAGCAATCAATCTTTCCATATCTGCTTTACTGATACCACCACCATTGGAAGATCCATTTCCATTTCCATTACCATTCTTCTTTGCTGCCTGAACACCAAAAGTCGCAAGCACCCCAGTAAAGACACTTGCGATAAAAGTTGGATCTAGTTTTTGCTCGGGAATACCAAGTACGGGTGGTAACTGAATGTACGCCAACGTGAGTATTCCGCCACTCCAAACAAGGATGCCAAGCCTAACAAAAGTAGACAGAATATCAAGCTGCTCTTCTTTGTCACTTGCTGCCTCCTTTATCTTACCAACAATACCTTTCTTCTTGGGGTCTTCCTTCTTAACTTCTTCGGGCATGAATAGAAAGCCGAGGCAGTTTTATTTATGGTTTGAGTGCGTCAACAGTTAGTTTTGTTTTGTTTATGGAGTTGTATTGGTTACAGAGAACATCACTTGACTGATGTTCCCATTTGTGATACGCATCTTTGAGAGACTTAAAGTAATCTTCACCATTGAAATCTTTCATTTCTTCGGCAACAATGGCTTTGATTAACACATCTCTTGTTAAATGTGTCATATGTAAATGATTGTTTTCCAACAACGAATTCAACATTACAAGTCTAAGGAGTATTCAAAGAATTTGTCTTGGGTGAGTACCTGGTTTATCTTAGGTCTTATTATTTATTAATATAACCCTTTTCAACCAGGTATTTACGAGTCAATGGTGTTGGTTCATATTCAGTCCACATCTGACCAGCAGCACAAGCATTCAATGCATTCATAGTCATGTGTTCAGTCTTACCTGCCCACATTGCTTCCTTCTCCCACGGAATTGCTCCGGGTTGCAATGCATATGTCCGCTTCACCATCTCTTGCCACATCTCAGGGACACTTTCTTCTGGTAGGATAATAGCAATCAAACTATTATCAATCGTTCCTGCCATACAATCCTGTGCAGCGTGCCATCCTTCATGACGCATCACACTCATTAAGACATGAGGGCGACTCATAAATGTCTTGTTCAAGAAGAAGTTATTACTTACAGTATGATAGACACCACGATTTCCTACTGGAAAATACTTTTCGTCAGCAAGATATACACCCACACCAACATGGTTCAGTGAAGACATCATATGATTAAACTCTTGTGCCACTGAAGTAAATGCTTCAGGGTTGTCATAATTTGAAGAGACATCTAACAAAGAATTCACTTTAGTCACATCGTCGGTGCATTCCTGAAGAAGCATACAACCCATAGAATGACTGGAATAATAATCATCCTTTCCAATAGGATCTGCCATTGCAGGGGCAGCAAGACATGCTGCCATCAAGGCCATAATAATCTTTTTCATATCAGAAAGGTAGAGAAGGTCCAGTAGTTGTGGGAAGTGGTAGAGCACCACCAGTGGCATCAGGAAGTTCTGGCAGTGCAGAATCCATCATTCCAGGAAGTTGTCCTGCAATTGCTTCTCCAGCAGCTGCTGCA